GGCATCCAGGTTGAGCACGGGGGCCTGCGGGTGTCGGGCGTGATTTCCTCGACCACTCAGGCCGCCCGCGAGGTCGTGGCCGACGCCGACAACGGCTATCCGTGGCAGGCCAGCATCGGGGCGGCCGTGCGCGAAGTCGAGTTCGTGAGCGAGGGGAAAATGGTGACCGTAAACGGGCGCGAGTTCGCCGGGCCGGTGAACGTGGCGCGGCGGGCGTCGCTTCAGGAAGTGAGTTTCGTGGGCAACGGCGCGGACGATGCGACGTCCGCCAGCATCGCGGCGGGAATCGCCGGGGAGAGACTACAGATGGACGGCACCGACAAGACGGTGGAGACGCAGGAGAAGCAGGACATGCCGCAGGCGGGCGCTCAGGTGCAGGCTCAGGCCCCGGCGGGTGCGGCGGCTGGCGCGGATGACGCCGTGGTGGTCGCCGCCGACCCGGTGGCCGACATGCGGGCGAAGGCTGCCGCCGAGGAGGAGCGGATCGCCGCCGTGCGCAAGGTCTGCGGTAGCGACCATCCGGAGATCGCGGCCAAGGCCCTCCGGGAGGGCTGGGACGTGACGCGGACGGAACTGGAGATCCTGCGGGCGGACCGGCCGAAGGCCCCGGCCGCCCACGTTGTGGACCACACGGTCAACGGCACGATCCTTGAGGCCGCGTGCATGCTCACGGCCCGCCTGGTGGACGTGGAAAAGGTCCACGACGAAAAGACGCTCGACGCGGCCAGCCGCCGGTTCCGCGGGGGCATCGGCCTCCAGGAGTTGCTCCTCGAGGCCGCGTGGGCCAACGGCTACACGGGCCGCAATTTCCGCTACTCGCGCGAAGTGCTGCGCTTCGCGTTCGGCAAGGACATCCAGGCCGGCTTCAGCACGGTGGACATCGGCGGCATCCTGTCGAACGTCGCCAACAAGTTCCTCCTCGACGGCTTCTTCAGCGTCGAGCGGACCTGGCGGAACATCTGCGCCGTCCGCAACGTCGGGGACTTCAAGACCGTGACCTCGTACCGGCTGATCGGCGCCGACCAGTATCAGCCGGTCGCGCCGGGCGGGGAACTCAAGCACGGGACCCTCGGCAACGAGCAGTACACGAACAAGGCCGACACGTTCGGCCTGCTCCTGTCGATTGACCGGCGGGACATGATCAACGACGACCTGGGGGCCATTACCCTCGTGCCGCGCAAACTGGGGCGTGGGTCGGGCCTCAAGATCAACGACGTGTTCTGGACTGTGTTCCTGGCCAACTCGTCGTTCTTCACCAGCGGCAACAAGAACTACATCTCGGGCGCCGACACGGCCCTCACGATTGACGGCCTGACGAAGGCTGAGGTCGCGTTCCTCGACCAGGTGGACTCCGACGGCAAGCCCATCGGCATCATGCCGGCGATCCTGCTCCTGCCGACGGCCCTCTCGGCGATGGGCACGCAACTTTTCAAGAGCCTGGAGATCCGCGACACGACCGCCAGCACGAAGTACCCCATCGCCAACCCGCACCAGGGGAAGTTCCGGGCCGAGGTCAGCCGGTACCTGGCGAACACGAAGTACACCGGGGCGAGCGCCAAGGCGTGGTATTTGCTGGCCGAGCCGGCGGACCTGCCGGTCATCGAGGTCGCGTTCCTCAATGGCCAGGAGTCGCCGACCATCGAGACGGCCGAGGCCGACTTCAATGTCCTTGGAATCCAGATGCGCGGATATCACGATTTCGGCGTCGCGCTTCAGGATCCGCGGGGCGGGCTCAAGAGCAAGGGCGAGGCGTAACGGCAGCGCGGAGCGGATGACGCGGTGATCAGCCCCCGCTGGTAAGCAGGGGTCAAGGAGAAGCGGAACATGGCAACGGCAACTTTCGTACAGGCAGGCGAGGCGGTGGACTACACGCCCTCCGCCGACGTGGCAGCGGGGGACGTGGTGGTCCAGGGGGACCTGGTGGGCGTGGCACCGCGCCCCATCGCGGCCAACGTGATCGGGGCACTGGCCGTGGGCGGGGTCTTCGAGTTCCCGAAGGCCACGGGGACCGGCAAGGCGATTGCCGCCGGCAAGAAGGTCTACTGGGACGCCACGAACAAGCAGGCGACCGAGACCTCCAGCGGCAACACGTTCCTCGGCAAGACCGTCGCGGCCGTCGGCGACAGCGACGCGACCGTGCGGGTCCGCCTCAGCCAGTAATCCGCCTTCGCGGCTGGTGCCGCTACGGCGGACAAGGGAGCATCGCCCGTGGCCGACCTCCTGCAGCAGGGTGCCGTCTGGCTCGAAGGCATGCGACACAAGCATGCCTCGCGGCCGGTGATGTACCTACGTGGCGCGCAAAGCGTCGCCCTCAATGCCACGGTCGGCCGGAGCGTGTTCCAGGTGGTCGCGGCCGACGGCATGGTCGAGCAGGTCGAGCGGCGCGACTATCTCATCCGTGCCGCTGATCTGGTGCTGGGCGGTGCCGTAGTCCTGCCGCAGGTCGGCGACCGCATCCGGGAGACGATCGGCGCGAAAGTCGAGGTTTACGAGGTAATGGGGGCCGGCCAGGAAAAGCACTTCCGCAAGTCGGACCCGGACGGCCTGACTCTCAGGATTCACACGGCACACGTAAGTACGGAGACCGAAGGATGAGCGAGTTAACCGACCACGACCTCCTGATCCGCATCGACGAGCGCGTGCACAAACTCGACCGGTGCATGACGAACCATCTCGCGCACCACTGGACTGTCTCGGTGGCGGTCCTGGGGGCCGTTCTGACGGCGCTCGCCTCCCTGGTCATTGCCCTGGGCACGAAGTGATCCTCCTTCGCCAAGGCTACGGAGGACAGAAGCATGGCCATCATCGCGGACATCGCCGACGCAGTGGTCGCCGCCTTGAACGGGCACACGTTCACGAGGCCCTTCACGGCGGTGCGGTCCTACCGGCCGGTCTACACGCGAGAGGAGATGAAGGACCTCCACGTCACGGTGGTACCTGGCGGGTACACGATGGAGAACCTGGGCCGCGGGCAGGTCCAGGAGGACTACACGGTCGAGATAGCCGTGCAGCAGGCGCCGGAGACGACCAGCAACGCCGCGCTCGACCCGCTGGTGGGCCTGGCGGAGGAGATCCGGGACTTCTTCCTCGCCAACCGTCGCCTGGCCGCCATGCCCTGCGTCATCTGCCTGAAGGCGGCGTTTGCGGCGGGGTCAGACCGGGGCTATGCACCGGAACACCTCGATCAACTTCAGCAGTTTACGAGCGTCCTGGCGCTCACGTTCCGGGTGGTGAGGTAGCCATGAACAACGTCATGCAGCGCCGGATTGCCGTCGGGGCCGCCTACGCGCCCCTGAGCGCAACGCCTCTCGTTTTCAGCGGCGACATCTCTTGCGAGCCGACGAACGGCGCTGTGGTCTACTTCCGCGGCGACGATGGCTCGGACGTCCCGTGGTAAAAAGGCGAATGGCACAATTTTGTGAGTGTCGATCTTTCAACTATCTTCATCAAGGGCACAGCGGGCGACTACGTGACCGTAATCGGAGGGAGCTGGTGATGGCGCCCTACACTCCCACCGGCGGTGACTCGTGGGCGGTTGGTGACATCCGTGACCTGCCCCACGACACCATCCCCACGAAGTGGCTTGAGTGCCTCGGCCAGTCCCTCCTGCGGGCGGACTACGCCGACCTCTTTGCGGTGATCGGCACAAAGTGGGGCTCGGCCGATGGCACGCACTTCAACTTGCCAGACCTCCGGCGGCGGGTCATCGTCGGCCGCGACGACACCGCCCCGGGCGGGGGCTGCAACGACATGCGTGCGGTGGCGGCAGGGTCGGGCGAGGAGTACCACGCGCTGATCGAGGCGGAACTGGCCGCTCACACCCACACGGTCTCCGGCGGGCCGTTCGTCAAGACCCTTCAGGCGATGGCTTGCTGCTACACGTGCTGCATGACGAACAACAACCAACCTGCTTCTCCAACGCCCGCTACCACTGGCTCGCCCTCGAACGCCTCGACAGGCAGCGGCACGGCGCACAACAACCTCCAGCCCTACAAGGTCGTGCGAAAGATCATCAAGGTGACCCCATGAACGACGGCGTGGAGATATCGGTCCGGCCGGAGCGGGCCCGGCTCATCATCTTCGCCTGGCCCGACAACACGCTGACGGCGGAGCTGGCGGCCTGGTCGCGCCTCTTCCCGGCCGAGAACATCTTCACGGTCGTGCGGATGGAGATTTGCGCCGCGCGGAACTGGGCGGTGCGTGAGTACTGCCGGGCGGCGCCCAAGGAGTTCGACACCTTCATTTTCGTCGACCGCGACATGCGCCCCGGCCCGGCCACGCTGCCGTTCCTCGCCGTCGAGGGTTTCGACCTCGTGGGCTGCGCCTATGACGACGGCAACCTTCCGTCGTGGGCCGAGCCGGACGCCATCCATTGCGGCCTCTTTCGGGTGAGCCGGCGGCTGGTGGACACCTTGCCGCTGCCGTGGTTCTCGTGGGGGTACTCGGCGGACGGGGCGGACCTCACGGCGTGCGAGTGCAGCGAGTTCCAGAGGCGCGTCAAGGCGGCGGGATTCAGGATCACCCGCGCGGGCTGGTGCGGGCACAGGGACAGGAGGTAGCGGACATGGCGCTTATCAACAAGCCGGACACCGATGTGGCGGCGGCCGCCGCGGAGGTGCGGATGCAGATGACCATGATGGTCCGCGACGTGCAGCGGGCCATGCGCGAGGTCCAGCGTCTTGTCGAAGGACGCAAGGCCGAGGTGGCCGCGGCCCTGGGGACGGACGCGGCGGACCTGGCGGCGCTTTATGCGAAGGGCAAGGCCCTGGTGGTGGCCGCCGGCGAAACGGTCGAGGACCTGCCGGCCTGAACGGGCGGCGCATGAGGAGAACGAGTCATGGCAATCAAACTCGGCCTGGATGCGAAGTTGTACTACTGCGCGGCAGGCATCGGCGGAACGCCCGTGTGGACGGAGGTGACGGCGGCCAAGGACGTCACGTGCACCGTCAACAAGGGCGAGGCCGACGTCTCCACGCGCGGCGGGGGCGGCTGGAAGGCGGTCATCGGGACCATCAAGGACGCGAGCATCGAGTTCGAGTTGGTGTACGACTCGGAAGACGCAGGCGTCCAGGCGATCCTCGATGCGTTCCTCGACGGGAGCGTCATCGGCCTGGCGGTCGCCAAGGGCGACATCACGGTCAATGGCACGAAGGTGTTTATGGCCGACTGCGCGGTCCTGAAGTTCGACGAGAAGGAGCCGCTGGAGAACGCCATCACGATCTCTGTGACGGCCAAGCCGACGTATTCGGCCAATCAGCCGCAGTTCAAGACCATCGGGTCGCCGTGACATGAGACCCGCCTTCGCCGAAGGCTTCGGCGGGCTTGCCCGCCATAGCACAAGCGACGGCGGGCTAGCCGCGGGGTAGGCAAGTGGCAAGCCACGAAAGTCTGAATCTCGTCATCGCGGGTTCGATTCCCGCCCCCGCTACCGCTTTTGAGGAGGCAACATGAAAACGTTCGTCGACTCATCCGGCCGCACCTGGACCGTGACCATCAACACGAATGCCATCAAGCGCGCCAAGGAGACGTCCGGTGTCTCGCTCGTGGACATCGTAAACGGCTACCTCTACGGCCGGATGCTCCTCGATCCGGTCCTGGTGTGTGACATCGCCTACGGCGTGTGCGAGCCCGAGGCCAAGGCTCGCAAGTTCACGCGGGAGGATTTCAATGCCGCCCTCGTAGGCGATGCGATTGCCGCGGCGCGGGAGGCGATCCTGGAGGACCTCGTGGATTTTTTCCCGAACCCCGTGCGGGAGAAACTCAAGGGCGCCCTCGCGCGGGACGGTGGCGAGGAGACCAGGTCTGGCGGTTCCTCTTCGAGTGCGCCGGCGTCTGCGGCGTCGACCCCGGCGACCTGACCCTGCGGGAACTCGTGTGGATGGCCGAGGCCCGCAGCCGCGAGGCGTGGGCGCACACGTCGAGCGTGATGGCGCTCCTTGCGAACGTGAACCGGGACCCGAAGAAGCACGGGCCCTTTAAGCCCAGCGACTTTGACCCGCACAAGCGAAACGAAAAGGACCTCACCTTGCCGCATTGCGACATCGAGGTCCTGAAACAGGTCTTCATTGACGGAAAGGGAGGTTAGCCGTGACGCATCGCAAACTGATGCTGTGCCTCATCGTTGCCCTGGCCGTTGCCGTCGTTCTCGCCTCCGGCTACGTCGCCGGATGCCACAAGCCCACGTTGCCGGCGCAGCCGCCGCGACTCGTGGACACCGCCGCCAAGGTGGGCGATGCCGGCGCGGCGATCGCGCGGGCCGCGGACACGGCTGCGCAGAACATCGACGGCGCGGCCGTCAAGGTGAATGAAGTGGCCGGCGCGGTCGGCGTCCAGGCCCAGACCCTCCGTGAGGCGACTCCGGCGGCCGAGCCTGTCGCCAAGATACTCGATGCCCAGGTCGAAGCCCTACAGTCGGACGTGACGCCCAAACTCCACATTGCCCGCGAGGCCGTCGCGGAAATCTCGCGCGAATCCAAGATAGTGGTCCAGGTGGTCGTGCCGGAACTGCGGCAGGCGGACGCCGCCGCTCAGGCCCTCGCCAAGGACCGCGATGCCTGGCAGGCCAAGGCCGCAGCCGCCGAAAAACGCATTGCGGAAGAGCAGGCCAAGGCCGACGGCGCTGTACGGGCCGTCCTCAAGTGGCTGATCGTGGCCGGCGTCGGCGTCTTGGCGGTCGGCGTGTTCCTGGCGCTCAAGGTGGATATGAAGGCGGGCCTTGCTGTCGCGGCCGGGGCGCTGCTCCTTATCGGCGCAGCCACGCTGGTGCATCAGTACCTTGAGTGGATCGCTATCGGCGCGGCAGTCCTGATTGCTGCGGCCATCGCGGGCATCGCGTGGATGCTGTGGCGCTCGCGCCAGGCGTTCTTCCAGACGGGGAACCTCGTCGAGGCCATCAAGCAGCAGATGGACCCGGAGAGCATCAAGGCGGTCTTCGGCGACGGGGCGGTGCCGGGCCTTGTGCACCAGATCGTCGACGACGCCCAATCCGCGCTCTACAAACTTGGCGTGCGGACAGGCGTCATTAAGACCAAGGAACCGGAGGCACCCGTAGCGCCCGTGGCCCCGGCAGTGACCACGGCTGCGGCGGCCCCCACGATCCAGGCGTCGGTCCCGGCCGCCCCTGCGCCGGCGGGCGGGTAATCGCATGGCCCTCAAGTTCGCGGTCAAGCAGTGGTTCTTCAGCGAGAAGATCGTCCAGGCCCTGGTGGCCCAGAAGACCGGCCGCGCGCTCGCCGCGGCCGGTCAGTGGATTCGGAACGCCGCCAAGTGGAGCATGGCCGAGCGGGCCAACCCGGACCTCCATTCGCCGCCGGGGACGCCGCCGTACGCGCACCCCAAGACCGGCAAGGCCCTGAAGAAGCACATCTACTACCACTATTCGCCGACGCTCAGGACGGTGGTGGT